ATCTCGGTGCTCCTTATGAGATGTCTTGGTCTGATTACAATGACCCTCGAGGGTTTCATATCTTCGATACGGAGACGAGGGAACTGACGTTCATCCGCAACCCGTTAACGATGTTCAACAAGATCCATTACAACGATCAGGACCGGGTACTTGACGAGATCATGGCCGTCGACTTTGATCACTACAAGGGATCTTATGTCAAGCTGATCGTACATAGCAAGAACAACCCGTACTGGTTCGACATGTTCGTCGACAAGATCGAGAAGGCCGGAGTCCTGGACCTGCAGGTAGTCGAGGACAACCTCAATCTTCAACTCGAGGATGATAGTGATATCGTCAACGAGGCCGAGGACACACTGACTATTCTGACAAAGGTAGTCGATCAGTGGGATACTCCAGTCGACAAAAAAAGATTGTACAATTTTCTAACTACGTTGTATGGTGAAGCTTTAAGTGTGGAGTAGTTATGACATTCGAAGACTGGTTCAACGAGATCGAAAACTTTGGTCTTCGTAGTGAAAGATTCTACGAACAATTAGATCTACTCGCCGGCGGTGCTCCACAAGATGGTATTGTCAATTGGCTAAAAGCAGCATACCAAGCTGGTTACGAACAGGGTAAATATGATTCACTTTAAAAAGCTCCGTTGGCAGAACCTTCTGTCAACCGGCAATCAAATGACCGAGATCCTTCTGGATCGTAGCAAGTCTACACTCATCGTCGGCGAGAACGGTGCCGGCAAGTCCACGATTCTGGACGCCTTGTCGTATGTTCTATACGGTAAGGCGTTTCGTAACATCAACAAGCCGCAGCTCATCAATTCGATGACAAATAAGAACCTTCTTGTGGAATGTGAGTTCACCATAGGGAAAAACGAATTTCTAGTAAAAAGAGGTATGAAACCTAATTTATTTGAAATATATCAAAATGGTGTACTAATTAATCAAAATAGTTCTATCAAGGATTATCAAGATTACTTTGAAAAGCAAATCTTAAAACTAAGTTTCAAATCTTTCGGACAAATCGTAGTTTTGGGTTCTGCGAATTATTTGCCGTTTATGCAGCTTCCTGCTCACGCACGCCGTGAGGTGATTGAAGATCTATTGGATATCCAAATCTTCAGTACGATGAATACTCTCTTGAAAGAAAAGATTCTTGAGAACCGTAATGAGATTCATGAAACCGACCACAAGGTTACTCTGATCGAGAACAAGATCGAGTTGGCCGAGAAGCATATTGCATCTCTTCGTACCAATAATGAAGACTTGATCAGAGCTAAGCAAGATATGATTGCAGAGCTTGAAGATCGTATCAACGCTACTGGGCAAGTAATTGAAAAGGTGTCTACTGAGATCTTGGCGCTGTCTGCCGGTATCGAAGATCATAGCAAAGTAGCTAATCGTAAAGCAAAGCTTCTGCAAATGGAGTCTGAACTTGAAACGAAAATCCGTAAATTCAAAAAGGAGATCTCATTCTTCCATGATCACGACAACTGTCCAACATGTAGGCAGGGTATCGATCATGACTTTAAGAAAGAATGGATCGATAATCGAGTATCTAAGACTGCCGAGATTACCGAGGCTATGGCCTCGATCGAGCGGCAAATGGAAAGTATCGAAGATCGTCTCAACGAGATCTCGTCGATCAATGCTCAAATCACCTCCCTTAACACGCAGATCACTGGCCATAATGCAGACATTCGTTCGTGGCAAAACTCAATCAAGACTCTGAATGCTGAGATCGAATCAATCCGCAACAACACTCGAGCAATCGATAGTGGCAATGATGATATTGACGCCTTCAAGCTTGATCTGAAGAACACCAAGACTCGTAAAGAAGAACTGATGCATCATCGTCAGGTTCTTGAGGTTGCAGGTGTTCTGTTGAAGGATACTGGCATCAAGACTAAGATCATCAAGCAATATGTCCCTGTGATGAACAAGCTGATCAATAAATATCTGGCTGCGATGGACTTCTTCGTCCAGTTTGAATTGGATGAGAACTTTAATGAAACTATTAAGTCGCGTTACAGAGACGATTTCAGCTATGCCTCTTTCTCCGAGGGAGAAAAAATGCGCATTGATCTTAGCCTTATGTTTACCTGGAGGGCTATTGCTAAGCTCCGCAATTCTGCTTCGACCAACCTTCTCATCATGGATGAAGTCTTCGACTCGTCACTTGACGTCGGCGGCACGGAAGAGTTCATGAAGATCCTGGATGGTCTGACGCAGGATACGAATACGTTTGTGATCAGTCATAAGGGCGATCAGCTTTATGATAAGTTCCACTCGGTGATCAAATTTGAAAAGCACGCTAATTTTTCGAGGATGGCAGCATGAACAAAATTAAAAATTGGCTATTAACAACATATGTTATTATGGGTTACGGCTGGAAATTTCGTATTAGATATTCTCAGGCAAAGAAGAGAGTGTTTTGTTCTTTGAATAGGATAGCAGCATGATTCGTGAACTTGTAGATTGTAATGATCCAATTCTCAAGCAGAAGACTGAGAACTTCGACTTTACAAACCCGCCAATTAACCCCGTAGAACTCTATAATGATCTCGCTGAGACCATGAGAGAGAATGATGGTCTCGGTCTCGCCGCACCACAGGTAGGTCTTCCCTACCGTGCATTTGTCATGCGAGCCGAGAATATCATCGGTGTGTTTAATCCTAGGATCGTTGACATCTCTAGCGAGATGGTGTATCTTGAAGAAGGATGCTTGAGCTATCCGAACCTATGGGTCAAAGTCAAGCGACCAAAGAAGATCAAGGTTCGTTTTACACATCCTGACGGCCAGACCGAGACCCGGGTCTTTGACGGCATGTCTGCTCGTGTGTTTCAGCATGAGTTTGATCATCTTGAAGGCATTGTTCATACTAAGCGTGCCAACCGCTATCATCTTGAACAAGCAAAGAAGCTTCAGGCGAAACTAAACAAGGGCACACCGGTGACTGCAAACGGTTTGCGAATTAAGAGTTTGACCCCAGAAGCAGAACAGCTTCTAGAAGCCCTCAAAAACTAATGTACACTTTTGAAAGAGTGTGGTAAGAAGATTATGAACTATAGATATTTTCTTTGGTGGCCAGGCTATCTTTATATTGCCATAACATACTTTTTTACTCACGAATGGGGGCGAAAAAGATCCGTGGCTAAGACCGGTAGACGCTGGAAATATAAAGATCAGTTAGCTCCAATTGTGTCTATTCCGATATATCTTATTACAATTCTTTTAATGCTTGGTTCACAGGCTAATCAGTAAAATAAAGATTCCAACAAGGAGATTATAATGAGTATGGATTGGGTAAGTGATATTGAAGATATGCACACCAAGTACGGTGTGAATGAAAAGGTGCGTCAGTTTGACGCCGAGAAGCTGAAGCAGTTCCTCGAGTTTCGTGTCAAGTTCCTTGAAGAGGAACTGAATGAACTGAAGGACAACATGGACAATCCTGAAGAGATTGTTGATGCCCTTATCGACCTGTGTGTGGTTGCTATCGGCACTCTGAATGCATTTGACGTGAATCCTCGTCTTGCATGGAATGAAGTACACGACGCAAATATGAATAAGCAAGTCGGCGTGAAGGCAAGCCGTCCGAATCCACTTGGGTTGCCGGACCTGATCAAGCCTGAATGGTGGGTTGCTCCGGACCATAGTGGCAATCACGGTTTGTTATCAAAACTAAAATAACTATGTACATTTTATTCGGGTTGGTGTAGGGTGGCCTTATACCAACCCGAAAGGTTTTGTATCATGTCTCAAAAATACGAATTGATGGCCGACTGTGTAATTGGCAACTACAATCTATATAAAGACAAACCAGAACACCGTCAGATGATGATCTCCGCATTCCGGAATGTTATTTTTGACTGCCCGATTATTTTTACCGGATTCGTCTCTAAAAAGGGCCAACATCTTAAGGTATCTGAGCTGGTCAAGGAACATTTTTATCCTCGACAAGCCAGTGCTCACAAAATGTTTGAGATGCTTGATGCTGGTGTTACAAAGGAAGAACTGACCGCCTTTATTATAAAGGTATGCCAGGTTCATTATGTGACCAAAGAAGAAAATGAGGCTCTGAAGAAGTTTCAAAAGATTGGTTCTGGGTATGATACCTGGGAAGAACAATACGAAGCAGCCCAAATCGAACTAGTTCCATATGTCCGCAAGACGGCTAAAAAATATGTGTACATTATTGAAGGTGTGCGGTATAATAATATTCTTGACGTAATGAAAAAATATAACTGCTCTCGGGCCGCGGTGAACAACCGATGTGTTAAAGATAAGCGTGGCTTGTATCCAGATTGGAAGCGTGAACGTATATAATGACTGAACTATTAGAAAAAATGAAATCCATCTTCGATGACATCGGAGAGGTGACTATCACTGAAGAGTTTATTCGACTTCGTGATGAAAAACGTGGGCATCTTCGTCAAGGCAATCGATCTGATTTTAAGTTTACGAAGGATGTCGATTGTTTGATGCTCGAGGAGTGGCTTATCGCCTTAGGTAAGGTTGACGCACCTCTTCTTGAGCATCATACCAAAGGCGGAGCATGTGTATATGACTGTCGTGTAGATACTGCATACATCGATTTTAAGTGCATTGATATGAATCTGTACTACAATGTGTCGAAGGAAAAACTCGAGACACATCCATGGGTACAACAGGGAGTGGATGACGGTCTCCTGACCGACTATTGCTTCTACCGCATGTATCGTCCTGAAGATCGTCCTCTTCGGGCCGGCGATGTTGTGCGTTTTGAACTTATCAATGTACTTAATTCTCAATACGTATTAGATTCATTACAGCCGTCGCAATACGGCGGCAAGTTTTATAGGGTGCCAAAATATGTCTAATGAACGCGAATCAGTAAAAGTCCTGCAAGAGTGCATCGAGTTGCAGCTCAAGAAGTCTCAGGATTATCAGAATCCCAACTCGAACGTGGTGCAGGCAATGCACTATCGTCGTGGTGTCGACTCGATCCATGACACGATGCATGGCAAGATGCTTCGTGCACAGTCTCTGCTTGAGTCTGGCTCGACTGCTAACTTCGAGTCGCTCGAAGACACCTATAAGGACCTGATCAACTACGCCAGCTTTGCCGTCTCGTACATTCGTGGCAAGATGGAAGGCCAGGATCCGAACCGTGACTATCTCAACCGACCAAAGAAGGTGAAGTTCGATGCTTAAGGTCGAGTATATTCGTGATTACTTCATTCAAGAACTGAAGTCAGAACGCTTTGTTGTTGATAAGACCGGTGTCAAGACTATCGAGATGATCGGTGCCACCTTCGAGGCAAATGAACCGATGATCTTTGGTGAGGTCAATGAGGACTATGTCGAGCGCGAGCTCGAGTGGTACAAGTCGATGTCTCTTTATGTCGAGGATATTCCTGGTAAGACTCCGGCTATCTGGCAGCAGGTTGCCGACCGTTCTGGCAAGATTAACTCGAACTATGGCTGGGCTATCTGGCACAAGGACAACTACCTTCAGCACTCTCGGGTTCTCAATGAACTGACCTTCTCGCCGAATAGTCGTCGTGCTGTGATGATCTATACTCGTCCTTCGATGTGGGAAGATTACAACCGTGATGGTATGAGTGATTTCATGTGCACCAATACGGTTCAGTACATGATTCGCGACAATCAGCTAATTGCTGTTGTTCAGATGCGTTCGAATGACGTTGTCTTTGGTTATCGTAATGATTACGCATGGCAGAAGTATGTTGCTGATTGTCTGTCTGCAGACCTGAATCTCACAAAGGAACCACATATTATTTGGCATGTTGGATCGCTTCACGTTTATGAGCGCCATTTCGATAAGGTAAAGTAATGAATAAGTGGACACGCCGTTATCTGGATATTGCCAGTGAAGTTTCAAAGTGGTCAAAGGATCCGTCTGTCAAGGTCGGCGCCGTTGCCGTAGGAACGAAGGGGCAGATTCTCAGCCAGGGTTATAATGGTTTTCCACGTGGTGTCAAGGACACTGATGATCGTTATGAAGACCGCGAAGAGAAGTATAAGTATGTTGTGCATGGCGAGATGAATGCCATCTACAACGCCTGTCACTCTGGTGCTTCTCTTGACGGTGCAACATTGTATGTAACTGGGTTGCCTGTCTGTTCTGAATGTGCAAAGGGTATCATTCAGGTTGGCATTAAGCGTGTGATTATGGAGTACCCAAAGGATATTCCTGATCGCTGGCGCAATTCAATGAAGACCACATCGCAAATGTTCAAAGAGTCTGGCGTCGTATTTCTTACTTATGAAGTATAAAAATTATGGAAATGACAGAATATTATGATGAGTATCTACGATACTTTGAACTGGCCAAAGACCAACAGGCAAAGTGCAACCTAGGCACGATTCCATACCTTGAAAGTAATATGAACGACGATCTCCTCGAGAACGTCGAACTCTATGACGTCGTAGAACGGAAGTTTGCCGGCTTCTCTCAGATCATTAACGACGTCTTCTATGGTTGGACACCAGAACATCCATACTTCCATAAGATGGAAAAAGGAATCCATACACGCGAACGTGGGTACATTGCGCGCGATTGGACGGGCAAGCATGCTGATTTTAGTCTCCCAGAATGGCTGTATGTCTTCATCTTGCATCGTGTAACTGGCTCTGGAATCAACTACTCGAAGAAGCCGTCAGGTTATCACAACACACTACTTCCTCATCTGTACGAGTGTATGTCGATTGAGGACATGGTTCGGCGTGTCAACCACCATCCGTATCCGTTCTATACGTCGGTTGGTTATCAGTTCCCTGCATTCCCGAAGGTACCGGCCGGTTCTAACTACAAGAAGGGTGGCGACTACTACCTCTCAGAGTTTGCTCCACGACTAGCACGCGATTTGGCCGAGTGGTTGCAGGCCAGCAATGCCAAGAGAGATCTTCGTGAGATCGGCGACTGGATGCTGGCATGGAATGTTGCCAACGGTCTCCGCCAGTACAAGTTCCAATATGCAGCTGTCGTAGCAGATATCGCTGACTGGTATCCAGAGTACGTCAATCTCGAAAGCCCGTTCTACTACGGTACGAACGCAGTCGAGTGCATCTCGTACCTGGCAAACAACACAGATAGATTGAAGCAAGAAGTATTTCTTGACAAGGTAATGGAGAAGATTTATGCTGATACCGGGGCCTATCCTTATAACGCCGAAGACGTCTGCTGTGACTTCATTCGATGGGTGGAAAACTATGTCAAACCAGGATCGGACTACGATCACCTCTGCTTTGATTCCGTCTGGTCTTCTTGTAAGATCAAAGACCACCCGTTCGGAAGACAAAAGGCAATGCTTGAACTCGGCCTCGTGAAGACGTTCAACGGTATGACCGCTCACCCCTCGGACGACTATATACTAAAGCAGCCAGGCATTTCTGTCGAGCAATACAAAGATATGGTAAGGAACATGGCATGAGTCACAACAAACACGTAATCGACGGATATAATCAGGACGTAGGTTATAGATCCTGGCAAGAGGCCAAGGACTATTATCTAGAACTTGCAGCGACGTGGACAGATCCGTATCCTGATCCTGTTGTGACCGTGCATGACGGTGTTCGTTGTGTACGAGACGATCTTATCACCGGTACCAAGGTTCGTGGTGGTGACTGTCTGTTGTCGAGGATCAATCAGCAGACTATCGTGTACGTACAGCCACGAACCGGTCTTGCTGGTGTCTCGATCCTTGATGTAGCAAAGCGGCACAATAAGAAGGTAAAGTTGTTCATGCCTTCTGCTCAAAAGATCTCACACCATCAGGCGTGTTGCATTGAACAGGGTGCGGAAGCTTCGTTCCATCGTATCGCCGCAATGCCGAACCTGAATAAGATCGCCAAGGACTGGGCAGACCAGAACGATGACGCATTCTTCGTACCTCTTGGTTTGAAGCACGAACTCGTCACCGCTGGTATCGTGAAGGCTGCATCGAAGATCGAGGAACCGGAGGAGGTCTATGTTGCCATCTCGACAGGTGTTCTCTCGCGGGCGATGCAGATCGCGTGGCCGAATGCCAAGTTCCACTCGGTTGCAGTGTCACGTAACCTGAAGGCCGGTGAACTTGGTCGTGCCGAGGTTATCTCTGATCCGATGGCGTTTACACAGAGCGAGAAGCCAGAGAACCTGCCACCGTTCCCATGCATCGATACATATGACGGCAAGGTGTGGAAGTACATTCCAAAGAATACCGGCCGCAACATCCTTTTCTGGAACGTCGGCAAGGAACCGGTACTCAACGATCCTACCATCTACGACCGTGTAGATAGTTATCGCGACTGGCCAAAAAACGATGTACATTATGCGACACTTGATATATAAGGGTAAGATATGAGCATTCTGATCACATCTCCATTCACCCACATCTCGTCCAATATCCATTCGCATCGAGCAGCGCAGGCTGCGATCTATGCGGAGCAGTTGAGTGTCGAGCACAGTCCTAATGTTCACCTTGACCGGACCGGCAATATTGCTCCGGATCCGAACGCCTTTGATGACGTATACGTCTATCATGGCAATGACTGGGGTGGTTCGCTGAATCTCTTCGGCGGCATGAAGAACTATGGCAACATCGATAACCTGATTCGGTATTCGAAGATCAAAGGTCCTGTCTATTCGCTGTGGATCGATCACCCTAAGTACTCTGAGATGCTTGAGCCACGTATGAAGGGTGAGATCCATCCTGACTGGCACAAGGTCGATTGGGATAATCTGAAGAAACTTGAGAACACTGCGATCACTGTTCGTGAGATCGAGTCTGTCAATCGTGTGGTTGCAGGCGACAGCCATGCTATCTGCATGTACCGTCCTGGTTGGTTCGTCAACTCTGTCCCGTTCAAGACGTTGCATGGTGCTTTGAAGCAAGGTCTGCATACTTTCATCGAGCCTCATCATGAGATCGCAGAATTCTACTTCGGTAACATCGACGTGCGTCATCATCTGCTGCGCCAGCCAGATCCTGAGAAGGCAGTCCGCGATCTTGCAAATAGATACTACGAACAACTATCTCAGCTTGATCTTGCCAAGGTATATGCATACGAGTTGCTTCCTATCGAAAACGAATCTCGTGCACTTCCGAAGACCGGTTACTATAAGGGTACTCCGTTCTACGGTTCATGGGATCAACGTGATGCAGCCCGTTTGATCTTCAAGGACGAGATGAAGAAGCTCTGTTCTCAAGGCAGTGTCAACTTTATCGAATGGGTCGACTATCTCATGAACGATAAAGGCGAACTTGACTTTGCTTATATGGAGAAGCCGAAGTCTGTTCACCTGTCACGAGCATCATATCCACACTGGCAAGGCCGTAAATGGTCTGGCCTTCCTGAAAACGCACCTGCAACACTAGAGGACTTTTTTGCATAATGAAAAACTTTGAAGAAGATTATTTCTTGAAACCCACCGTAGCCGGTCAAATCAATTATAAATATAATGAGGGAGAGCTGATCGATCAGATCGAGGCCTACATTAATGCTACCTATAACCAGCATTACTCCCGAAATAAATTCCAATCAACAGAATTCATCATCGATTGTGGCCATGGAACCGGCTTCAATATCGGCAACATGATGAAGTACACTCAGCGCTATGGTCGTAAGGGTGATCCTGCTGAATGGCGAAAAGACCTGATGAAGGTTATCCACTATGCAATCATGCAACTCTATGTACACGACCTTGAACACAAAAAGGATTAATTATGGGTATTGAAATTAATGTTCCAATCGAGAAGCTACGCGAACGTAAGTTATTCGTAGCCGCTCCAATGTATGGCGGTCAGTGTGCCGGCATGTTCACCCGCTCGATCGCCGACCTCTCTGCGCTCTGCACCCACTACGGCATTCAGGTAAGATTCTACTTCCTGTTCAACGAGTCACTGATTACTCGAGCACGCAACTACTGCGCCGACGAGTTCATGCGTTCGGGTGACACTCACATGATGTTCATCGATTCGGACATCGGTTTCAACGCCAACGACGTGATCGCACTGATGGCTCTTCAGTCACAGAATCCAGAGGATGACGACTATGACATCATTGCCGGTCCATATCCGAAGAAGTGCATCAGCTGGGAAAAGATCAAGCTGGCTGTTGACAAGGGCTTCGCTGACGAAGATCCTAACAACCTTGAAAAGTATGTAGGCGACTACGTCTTCAATCCTGCTGGTGATAAGGGTGAGATTCCTCTCGGTGAGCCTGTCGAGGTTCTCGAGGCCGGTACAGGATTCATGATGATTCGTCGTAACACCTTCGAGAAGTTTGCTGAGGCTTATCCTCAGCAGATGTACAGACCAGATCACGTTCGTACCGAACACTTCGATGGTACTCGTGAGATCATGGCGTTCTTTGATACTCCTATCTGTCCGGACAGTAAACGTTACCTGTCGGAAGACTATATGTTCTGTCAGTGGACTCGTAAGGCTGGCATGAAGGTATGGTTCTGCCCGTGGATGCAACTGCAGCACGTAGGCATGTATGTGTTCGGTGGATCGCTTGCAGATCTTGCCTCTATCGGCGCCGCAGCAACTGCCGACGTCGGCCAATTGAAGAAGAAGTAAAATAGTGATGTACACTTATCCGCAGTCGTGCTATACTGGCAAATGACTGCGGATAAGTCATTTTAACATGGAGATATATTATGAAGCTTAACTCGAATACTACTCAGATCCTTAAGAACTTCTCGACTATTAATCAGAATATTATGATTAAGCAGGGCAATCAGGTTCGTACCATCTCGCCCACGAAGTCTGTTCTTGCTCGTGCATTCCTCAGTCAAGAATTCGATGCAACGTTTGCAATCTACGATCTGAGCCGATTCCTTGGTACGGTCTCGCTGTTCAATGAGCCCGAGCTGACCCTGAAGGATTCGTACGTCGAGATCTCGGAAGGCAACAACAAGTTCAAGTATGCATTCAGCGATCCGTCGCTGATCATGGTTGCTCCCGACAAGGAGATCGAGCTTCCGAATCCTGAGGTTCGCTTTACTCTGACCGAGGATGCGCTGAGCCGTGTCATGAAGGCACTGAGCGTCTCGCAGCTTCCTGACATCGCCGTCACCGGCATCGAGGGTCGTATCCTTCTACAGGCTGTCGACACCAAGGGTGCAACCAACGACTCGTTCAGCGTCGAGGTCGGTGAGACCGATGCAAACTTCCGTATGGTCTTCCGTTCGGACAACATCAAACTGATTCCAGGCAAGTACGACGTCTCCATCTCGTCGAAGGGTCTCAGCCACTTCAAGGGCGAGAACGTAGAATACTGGATCGCTGTGGAGAGCAATTCGAAGTACGACGGTTAATCTTGTTTTGTGATGGAGATATATTATGCTTGAAGAATTTTTGTGGGTCGAGAAGTATCGTCCCAAGACTATCCAAGACACCATTCTTCCGAATCATCTGAAGACTGTCTTCCAACAGTTTGTCGATCAGAAGAATATCCCTAACCTCATCCTGTCCGGATCGGCCGGTGTCGGTAAGACCACGGTTGCCAAGGCCATGTGTGAGGAACTTGGTTGTGACTATATCGTTATCAACGGTTCTATGAACGGTGGTATCGATACACTGCGAAACGACATCGCTCGTTTCGCCTCCTCCATCTCACTCTCCGGTGGTCGTAAGTATGTCATCCTCGACGAGGCTGACTATCTGAATGCACAGTCTACCCAACCTGCTCTTCGTAACTTCATGGAAGAGTTCTCGGCTAACTGTGGTTTCATCCTGACCTGCAACTTCAAGGATCGTATCATCGAGCCGTTGCAGTCACGGTGTTCGGTCATCAACTTCAAGATCTCGAAGTCGGAGATGGCCACACTCGCAACCCAGTTCATGAAGCGTGTGGTCGTCATCCTCGAGAAGGAGAATGTGCCGTTCGAGAAGGCTGTTGTTGCCCAGGTTCTGACAAAGCACTTCCCAGACTGGCGACGTGTTCTGAACGAACTGCAGCAGTACTCTGCCACCGGCAACATCGACTCTGGTATCCTGTCAAACTTCTCGGACACCGCTCTTGCCAAGCTCATCGCCTACCTGAAGGATCGTAACTTCAGTGCGATGCGTAAGTGGGTAGCCGAGTCTGACATGGATACCACCGAGTTCTTCCGTGCATTCTTTGACAAGGCAGAGGACTATGTCAAGGCCGACTCCATCCCGGTCTTGGTCCTTCATCTTGCAAAGTATCAGTATCAGAATGCATTCGCTGCAGATCCTGAGATCAACCTGACCGCCTGTCTCACCGAGATCATGGCGGACTGTGAGTTCGTATGATCTGGAAAAAGAAGTGTCCGGCCTGTGGTAAGAAATATCCTAAGGCCGAAACATTTCATGAGGTCAGGCTGCAGTTCACAGATCAGATTCTCACCGTAGAGATCTGTGAACCGTGTGCTGACCTACTCGATGCAGCTGCTGATATTATGAACGGGAAACGAACCGATGAATCCATTTGATTTTGTAAACTCGATCAACTCCACCAAGAAGAACTTGATGCGAGGAACTGAGAACGACCAACTAGCGGAGAAAACATACAACGCGTTTCTAACCAACAAGTCCCTCTCCTACTTCCAAGACACTATCCACGTGGCGAACATGATGAACTGTCACCACGGTCTTGACAACAAGTTACAATATTCTTTTCTAATAAATATTGTACGACCCAGCAAACGGTTCTCCAAATGGGTGAAAAAAGACAAGGATAGTGATTTAGAAATGGTAATGTCTTACTACGGCTACAACCGTCAAAAGGCGAAGGCCGCAATTAAATTACTTTCCCCAGATCAAATGATAACAATAAAAAACAAACTTGATAAGGGCGGAATTAGAAATGAACGTAGTCGATAGTTTAATTGAGGTAAAGCTGGGAGAGGAAGACGATTTCCTAAAGGTTCGTGAAACACTGACCCGCATCGGTGTTGCATCACGTAAGGACAAGACTCTGTACCAGTCATGTCATATCCTACACAAGCAAGGTAAGTATTACATCGTGCACTTCAAGGAGCTGTTCGCTCTTGACGGCAAGCCTTCGAACTTCTCAGATGAAGACAAGGGGCGTAGAAATGCAATCACAAACCTTCTTGTCGACTGGGGTTTGGTAAAGCTGGCCGAGGAGGGTTCAACAGAGGATCCACTCACACCTCTGAGCCAGATCAAGATCCTTCCGTTCAAGGAGAAGGATGAATGGAACCTCGTGACCAAGTACAACATCGGTCGCAAAAAATAAGTGTACAAAATTTAATAGCCATGGTATGCTGACCTTTCCACTTCGAAAGGTTTGCGACTATGGCTATTTTTTATGATCTCGGCAACGCGAAGAACTCCGACTTCAATCCGTCTCTTCTCTCGAAACTGAACCCCAACTCGCAGTGGGCCAACCACTCCTACAATCATTTTGTCCTCCAACACATCTCTAAGTCCGGCGATTTCAACGAGCGGGCTCAAGCTCGTAACGAGATGTTGATCGCCGAACGAAAAATGAAATACTGGGAACGTTTCGCCGGCTTCGACATGACCGAAGCCAAATACTATCGCAAAAAGTATTATCGTTACTAATCAAAAAAATGCGCTCGGATACTCTCTGGGCGCATTTTTGTATGTACAATATTTTAAAAACAAAGTAGGGTGAACCTATGATGATGAAGGAAACAAACATGATCACGACTCTCTCTGGTGGTGCTTTCGAACTGCGTACCGGTCGCAAGTGGACCTGGGGCATCAGCCCATTCCGTGAGGGTGAAGCTCTGAAGCTTCGTTGGGAAAAGGTCGGTCCGATCGGTGGTCGGCACTTCTTCGAGATCGACGGTGTGCAGTACTCTGCCAAGAAGATCTCTCCCTTCATCGAAGGTATTCAGATGCACGGCTAAAATAGTTGTGTACATTATTTTTGATTAGTGTATAATGAATATATCAACAAGCGAATAGGACTTTAACATGCTTACGCTCTCGGATATCAACACCCTGACCAACTCTAAGGATGGCGACCTCTTCTCGGACCTGTTCAAGGACGTCTGTGGTTTCCGTCCTCGTGGCACCCTTGCTCAGTTCGAATCGCTCGATGCGTTCGATGCCGAGTATAAGCGTCTTGCGCAAGAACTGTCGCGCCAGCTCGATGAAGATCGTGTTCGTCAGGCTGCCAACGTTGACAAGTTCTTTGAGCGTGTCAGCGAAACCATGCAGCTTTGCAGCTGCGATCAGGTTCGCGCAATCGAGATCATCGCCGACGCCGAAGGCGAGGCAGAAGACTTTAAGTGGTATGGTTATGAGCGCCTTGAATGGCACTTCAACCTGCCGTATGGTTCCATTAAGCAAGTTATTGAAGGGAAGTTCTAATGCGTATTCGTGCTGTTATTGAATTTGATCTCGACCTCCGTGAAGGCATTCCTTCGCTCGAAGCCATTGCAGAATATCACAAGGAATGGACTGATCCAAATGCAACGCCTGTGACTGCATTGATGACCGAGCTCAAGTATCTGCTTGAGGATGAGTATCGTGGTATGGCTCAGTATGATACCACCGAAGTGATCTCGCTAGAGATTAACGATGGCCAATCTTGAGGCTTGGCTTGACGACGATCCGATGGTGAATGAGATCCAGACTCTGTCTGAGAAGATCCGTCAACGTCGTACTCAGATGCTAGTGCACTCGTATCTCTACTACGTACTCGATGAAAACGTAGTAGATGACGGTAAGTGGCAGCAGTGGGCCGATGAGTTAGTCGAGCTACAGAAGCAGAAGAAGTCGATAGGCTTCTATGATAAAGCCTTTGCTGACTGGTCCGGTGCGACCGGTACGCATCTGCCGTTTGATAAGTGGGTTATTGATCGAGCCGCGTGGCTCTTACATCATAAGGAATCATAATGAGAACTATCTATAAGTATCCGCTGGTTGTTGGTTATAACGGCATTTCTCTTCCGTTGGGAGCAGAGGTTGTTCACATTGCCGAGCAGTACGGGCAACTTCAGATGTGGGTAGAACACGATCTTAATCGTCCGCTCACACAGCGGCAGTTCAACGTTTACGGTACTGGCCACTGGATCCATAACGACAACGAGCAACACCTCGCGACCGTCATAGTAGATGATTTTGTCTGGCACGTCTACGAAAATATTTTCAATTAGAGGTGTACAATATATTCGTTATGTGGTAGGTTGATTATATTGTTTGTGAGGAAAAATATGACTATCGAAACTGATGCCATCGAGTCGCTCTTTCCGGCCCCGATTGGCCATGACGCTGTTGCCTATTGGCTGCCGATCGCAATGCGCGAACGTGTGCTTGCCGCCTATCGCGAAGCCGGTACTCCGATCCGGATCCGCTTCCGCGGTTCGCGTAAGGCCTCGGTCGGCCGCGAGATGCCTTGCATCGGCTCTGATCGTACCTATCGTCGCACTCGCAGTCAGGCCAACCAAGATTGTCTCCTGGCCGACGCCACCCACTTCTCTGTCTATGTTAGGAACTAATCATGTCGAATTCTAAGAATGTAACGGTCGACTTTCCGATCTTCGGTATTCTCGGTCTGATCTTTATCACGCTGAAACTGACCGGCCATATCACATGGTCGTGGCTCTGGGTCTTGGCTCCTTTCTGGATTCCTTTGATTTTTGCTCTCGTTATTATTTTAGGCGTTTTTATTCACGCCATTTTTAGCAAGTAAGTGATATATAGTATACTACGGAGGTGATCATGGAAGTTGAAGTCTATTCGTTTCCTACTATGGAAAATCCTAAGGCAGTAGAAATTACGTACTGCGAGCTTCTGAATGCTCAACGTCGTGGTGAAACACTTCCGGTTGAA